TACTGTAGTGTAAGCAACAGGTGTTTTTTCATCAGCACGAGAAGCCAAAACTTCAAGTGCAGACATAGTAAGTGCATCAATTGATAATACAAAATCAACACCTACATTTTCTTCACCCACCACTACCCTTCTAGATACCGATGAGTACCCAATGTATGAAGCAGTAATCGAATAAGTACCTGTGCCGCCCTCTAGGACAACAATATAAGAACCATCATCTGCAGATGTAGCTCCTAAATCAGTACCGTCAACTACTATATTTGCTCCAACCAAAGGTTTATCTCCATCACTAACTACCCCAGATACCGATTGTCCCCAAAGAACAATTGGTGCAAGAAATACTAACAATGAAGATAATAGATTACGCTTTTTCATAAACGTTCTCCTTACTTGTTTTCGTTAACGAAGTTAAGACACATTTTTCCACAGGTGTGTCAACTGCCTGTCCGCATTTTTTACTATTGTATGTGGAAATTTTATTTATCATCTGAAATTGGTATGATTTCACAAACATCATTATTACAAAATTTATCTATCTCTGCTTCCTCTCCTTCAACTCCTACAAAACTCAACCTACCAAGTTTCTCAACTTCAAAATGATATGTTTTTTCATCTATTGCTTCATAAGGCATTTGTTTGTAAGCTCCTAATGGATGTCTTGGTAATAATGATATACCCTTTAATCTATACTGAAAATAATTTAATACGTGTGGTAGTTCATTCGCTTCTGTTTCAGGGTCAAATGTTGCTGTACAACTTACTTGGTTATCTGCCCAATGCCGTTGTAAGAAAGAAGCTAAACTAAATTGTTCCCAAATCGAAAGTTCAGCCGCTGTTCTAATACCCTCTCCTACATCCACCGGTACCTCTACCACCGTTGTAGTGTCTTCTGAACCAAAGGCTGGTTCTACATTATATCCAGCTTTCTTTAATGGTTCTATTAATTCTGATTGATTTGATAATCTCATTCTTCTTATGTAGAATCTTGACTCCGGATAATGCATTCCAGGTGTTGCTCCCACTAAGAGTGAAACTGTACCACTTGGTTTAACACTCGTGGTCTTAATTGACTTTGGAACTGCAAACCAATCACTATATTGTTTATCCCACTCTTGTATAACATCATATCCATCTTCTAACCAATTCCGTAATGTATCTAAACCATTATTAGTAATGAATTGTGCCACGCCACTTACTGAACAACCAATCCGTCTATTTCTTAACATGACACGATTAGTTTCAGGCCAATGAGTTTTACCAAGTGTTACTGTCTTAGCATACAAATAAGCATATTTAAGTGTCCTCTTATAGTCTTCCAAATCTTCATGGTTATGTGGAAATGTTTCTACAAGACAACATAATTCATAACTTTCTAATGATTGTTCTAAACAAGGATTACCACCTGCAACTCTATGGTCTTTGTTGTCTCCACCATTTTGCATACGAGAAAATGTTCTCATATTTTCTAACCAAGCAAATCCCGGCTCACCATTATCTACAATTCTTTTACATACATCAGTATAATCCATACCCAATTCTGCAAATATAGAATTGTTTGAAGTCCAACCATATTGGTCACGATGTGGATTTACATCGTAATTTTTTAAATCTAAATACTCATCATCAAATGGATCACCAAACACAATTTCTGCAGTTCTCCTCACATTGCCCGCAACAACACACTTACCTATCAAATTCATTATATCTACTATAGTAGTTACTGATATTGGTTCACCTGTATTATCCTCTAGCACATTTCTAATTTTCCCATGAACTTCTTTTAATGGTTCATGACCACTCGATACACCACCAAAACCTTTGATTGGTTCTCCTGCTGGTCTAATTTGATTATAATCAAACTCAACATGTGGAAGTCCATGAAAATAAGATTCTAATAACAATCGTAACGATTCCACCCAACCCTCACGGGTATCTGGTATCATATAAATTTCTTCATTCCTATCACGATTAATACCTTTAACTATAATTTCACCGGCACCCTTTACATCAAAACCAACTCCTACACCTAACATTGACGCGTCCATTAAAAAACAAAATGGTTTTGAGTAATCGTCCTTGATAGTACTGGTAGAAACAAAAGCACAATTATTTAGGGCGGCGTACAATCCTCGTTCTTCAGTTATAGACGTTCCCATAGCCCAAAGACCTCGGCCGGGTGGCAAAAACTTCATATTGAAAATTCGGTCATACATTTCTTGACCTGACCGTTGAGCTTGCCACGCATTCCACCCTAATTGATGTGAATCAATCCATTTTTTTTGCATCGTGTATGTTCCTTCCACAACACGTTTAACAGTTTCCCACCATCTTTCATTTTTACCATTTTCTTTAATACGAGAATATGTTCTCATATAAACTAATTCACCTAAACCGTTAAAACCAAATGGAGGTTTTTTCCGTTTATATTTGCCTATAAAATTATCAGACAATAAAAACTTTTTGCTCATATAAAATACCTTTTCAAACTAAATGCTAACAATCTTATGTGGAATGATACATTCATAAATATTAAGTTAATCTTCATCTTTTTAATATATTATGATTTTTTAAAAACAAATATTGGTTCATACTTATATCCAGCTCCCATTACACTTGATAATGTCAATTGTAATGTATCTTCTTGGATAAAACCCAATTCTTTTGAAATCTTTACTGTTTCTTCTTCTATAAATTTATACTTTGATGTATTTGCTATATTATACAACATATAACCACCTTTTTTCAATCCATAGTAACAATTCTCTATGGTCTTTCTTAAAAAACCATCTACCCAATCATCTTTTGTTGAAAATTTGACATAAGACTGAGTATCCTCATCTGAATATTTTTCTGTATCGAAATATGGTGGACTTGTAAAACACAAATCCAATGATTCTTTATCTGGTTGAAAAACTTCACTTCCTAATTTATGTATTTCAACTTTTTTTCCCAAATATTCAAAATCTTCTTTTATCTTCAGCAATCCATCATAAGTTTTACTTGATGGTTCAGTTCCAATATAATATTTTCGAGAACTTGCCAAAAATCCTAATAACCTACCACCCCAACCTGAACTCATATCCCAAATCACATCACCACCAAACTTCTCATATATTAGTTTGGCTGCCGTTGGTCTAAAATTACTTACGGCTTGTGAGTTAGTATGAATCTTTAAAGTTTGTCTTAGTCGATTCTCGTGAAATTGACTTTCATCATCTATATGTCTTAAACACCAATTCCAACACTTCCTTATTGCAGACTTAAATTTATCATCATCAGAATATATATCCATCGGAGTATATTTTGCCCCACCACACCGAATAGTCCAAAAATGTGGGAAATATGTCCAAGCCAATCGTAAACAATGCATCGTTTGAATTATTTCATTATTGATAAAAATACTATCAACATCAAACTTTTGTAATTTTCTGATATGTTGATGTTTTTCATCTTCTCGAATAGTATAATGTGGAAATCCATGTCGTCTATAATAATCAAATATAATATCTACGCCGTAATCTATATCAACACTTCGTAAATTAGATGTAACTCTTTCGAACTCCAAATCATCTTTATCATAACCAAAGGTTTCAGTCAATACTTGAGCATTAGTTATCAATTTCTTCTCCACTCATCAAATCTTCGTACCTTTGGGACAATATCTGTTTAGTTTGGTTATCTCTATTATTAATTTTATGTTGAACATCTTTACCTTGTATTGATGTCGATTCAAATAACTCAATCTTACCAATATTAGTATTAATACGTGCCGGATAAGTTAATCCATCAGGACCAAACCGATTCTTAATAACATGAAACCTACCTGTATTACTTATCTTATCTTCTATCTTACGACTCAACGACATAACAAAATCTGCTGTCATTACTTTTGCATAACTTTCTGCAACCCTTGATGCCTCAATAACATCCTCATCAAGAGCACTTCTATTGGCTTGTGATGCTGTCCATATTGGAACTTGCAATTCACCGGCAAGTCCTCTTAAATCTTCATAGATGTTTCCAAGAGCATGTCTCATCTCCCGTGTCTTATGAACATCTCTCATAATATCAGCATAATCAACTATTACCATATCTATCTTTTCACCAAAAGTAGTAGCCTTCTTTAAATGAGCAGATAAAGTATTAACAGTACAAGATTTAGTTGGATAATATTTAATTGTCAATTTACCATCTAACTTAAATAACTTTTCCATCACTTCTTCTTTATGATATTTTAAATTCTGACCCTCAAATCCAGAAAAGATACTGTCATATCTCAATCCTACATAAGCTTCATTCAATTCTAAAGTATAATGAACCACATTTAATTTTTGACTTATAGCATATGCCCCCATAGCAGATAATACCCAAGTTTTACCAATACCAGCAGGTGCCACTATAACTCCCAATTCACCAGCACCCAATCCACCTTGCATTAACTCATTTATTATATCCCACGGTGTAGGTGATGTTATTCTTGCAGATTCTTCATATCTAGCATCAATATCTTGTAAATAATCGTGACCTAAATTTCTTTCAACCCCAGCTCTCATCGCCGTATCAATTAAAGATTTTATTTCGTCACTATCTCCGTCTCGTTCTAATATTTTAGCTGATTCAACTATAGCATCCTTTAATACTTGTGATTTATGAAAATCCAATGACTTATCTTTAACATAATCAAGGTCAGCCGCTTGCATATTTTTAAATACTTCTTTTAATACATCCTTGACATTAACCTGTAATAAATCAGAATCTATTTCTTGAATTTTGATTTTAAAGACATTCATAGTAATAACATCTTTATATTCGTTGTAATATTCTCTTATTTCTTTTATAATCCAACGAAATGCATCATTGCTAGTATACTTCTCATCTAAAATATCTACTATTTGTTCCAAAAACAATTTATCCGTAATCAAACAAACAACAAATTTTACTTGAAAACTAAATCCATATTCAGATATTGTTTTTGTTTTATTCATTATTATTCCAATACCTATCCAATATCATAAACTCAGTAACCCAAGTATCAAAATTTGGTATTTGTCCCCACAATTTATCTTCAACAAACAACCTTTGAAACTTATACTTAACCAACTGTGGCACCACAGAATGAATTGCATCATTTATCTTTAATTTAACGTGATTAGGTATATCTGGCGTATCCAATTGCATCAATAAATAATTTCTTTTAATGACATATTCGCTATCATTCAATATTTTTGATACTCGTGTTGTTTTTGTCTTTGCCGAATCTAATAACATCATAATATCAAAATCCTTATCCTCTGATAAGATAGGGAATTCTTTTATCAAACTTTTTATACCTACACCCTTGACTCCAGGAATGCTATCTGATTTATCACCATCCACAACTCTACAAGTTAACATATTTCGTGGGTAAATTCCAAGCTCTTTTTTAACCAACTCAGCATCATACGTTATTTTTTTGGTAGGTGAATAAAGTTCAACTCTATCATCAACCAACTGTAAAAAATCCTTATCCGTAGACATAATTGTAGACTTAGAATCTTTTAAAGTGACATTACTGACATAACTGATTACATCATCTGCTTCAAGGTTATCATATGCTAATAAAGTCAATGGTAAATGTTCTAAATACTCAACCAATCTACCCAACTGTAATTTCATCGATTGTTGCTCATCATGTGGAGCTAAGTTCCAATCGACGTTTCTATTAAGACGGCTTTTTACTTTTCTACCGCCCTTATATAAAGAAAATATTTTCTGTCTTGGCTTAGACCCATTTTTACCATCAAAAACAATCACACATCGGGTAGGTTTAAACTTATTTATAGCAAATCGTATGGATTTCATGAATCCAACTAAACCACCTACGTGAGAACCATCTTCATTCAATGATGGATTTATACTAAAAGCTCTAATAAATGTATTTAACCCATCTATCAAAAGTACATGGTCATTCGGGTGTCTTATCTCAGGTATTTGAGATAATTCTTCTTCTAAATCTTCAAATCGTTGGTTTAATAATTTGCGGTCATATCCATTACTCATCCGCAAACTCATCACTCGTGGAAACATCATCTATTCCCAATTTTCCGGAATCATATTTTAGTATGACCTTTTCACATATTAAATTATAAGTATATTCTTGAAAATCGACATCTGCCATCAACGATTGAAAATCTTTAGATTGAAATTTTAACTCTTTACCAGTATGGTCATTCATAGTATACCAAGCACCACCTTGTTTAACTAGATTATGTGCTTTTAACACTTCTAACCAACTTCCAAAATCATCTATACCTTTATCAAAATAAAGTGGAAATTCCGCACTTCTTAAAGGTGGCCCTAACCTATTCTTGATTACTTGAGCACGTATTTTAATACCAATAGTGTTTTTCTTGGTGTCTTTGATCTGACCCATATTCTTTAGACGAATACGAGTTGATGAATGAAAGGGCAATGCCTTTCCACCACTTGTAGTCCACGGGTCACCAAACATTACACCGAGCTTTTGTCGTAATTGATTTGTAAAAATCAAACATACTCGTTGTCTTGCAATAAGATTTGTAATCTTTCTCATCGCCTTTGATATCACAATGGCTTTTGCTGTAGCCCAACCATCTTTATCAAAGTCAGCATCCATTTCAACTTTTGTTGATGCGGCTGCTAAACTATCTACAAGAATTGTAACAAGTTTATCTTTATCGGACTCTCTGATTTTTGTAACGATTGTTTCAATTGTATCAAATATATCTTCAACAGTTTCCAAGTGAACATATAACATTTTATCAGTATCAATGCCGATAGATTGTAAAAATTCACTCGATACAGCAGACTCGGTATCTATATAAACAGCAAGTCCATCTTTTCTTTGTGTAGATGCTAAAGCATGAGCACCAATCAAAGATTTACCACTACTTTCAAGTCCATTTATTTCTGCAATTCTACCAGCGGCAAATCCACCATTAGGTCTGTTTGATATTGCTAAATCTAATATCGTAGAACCGGTTGAAATCCAATCAGTAACATCAGTTGGAGCTTCTTGTACGCCATCTAAAAAATAAGCTACTTGATGGGATTTAAATTGTTTATTTAACTCTGAAGCAATTACTTCAGCTAATTCATCTCTATTTGACATGACTTATCCTCTTTTTTATAGGTGGGGCGGAGAAAGGAGGAAACCACCCCACCATCCCGCGGGTTATGAATTGAACAATTTATCAAAATCATCTTCTACTTTAGAAGATGCATTTGTAGTAACCATTTCGGGTTCCGATTCTTCAGAATCACCATCCGACGGATTTAAAAAATTAGAAAGATGGTCTTTCAATTCATCATACGACGGTTCATTATACAACTCTGTTAAATTAGATTGTTCATTCAACAACTTTTCAAGTACATCACCTTCATCTGCCAAAGCAGTCTGATTGGGTTTTACTCGAATAGTTGTTTTCCCATACTGATTGCCTGCTTCGGCTGCAGTTTGGCGTTCAACTACAATATCACGACCAGTTGAGGCATCAGAAATATCACCATAATCTGGATCGGCAATAATTCCAAGTAATTCCTGATAAACAGTTTTACCAAATCCCCAGAACTTTACTCCCTCGTTTTCTTCTCCACGAACAACGACTGGTGCAAATGTTCTCATCTTTGGTTCAATCCTTTTACCTTGAATCCACTCATCCTTATTTCCACTTGACTTCAATTTGTCAGCAAATTGTTGAACTGGGTCGGGACGACCAAAAGATAGAGGTGACAAAACAGTTTTGTTCGGCACCAAAGAATAGTGAAAAAATAATTCACTAAACGGGTTCTCTTTATTATGTGAATAAGGTACAATTCTAACTTGTGACTTTCCAGGTTGTGGTTTCCAAAAATTGGTTGACGCTGTATTCTGTAACTGATTAAGACGTGATTTTATGGCTTCTATATCCATGTTTATTCTCCTGATTTATTATTTAAGGTTTATTATCTATGTATAAATATAACATAGAAAAGTTTCTTTTTAGTTAATATAATATAACACTTTTCTGATTAAAAAACAAGCGTTTTTTTTATAAATTAATTATTTTCAATATTCTAGTAGGTATTCTTGATAACCCTTCTTTATTTGAAATCAATATCATATTTTTGTATATATCCCACGGTATCTGATAAGATGTATCTAATACACCATTATTTATTTCCATAATTAATTCATTTAATGCATTAATTGTATATAATGTATTGGTTATCTTTTTTCTGTGTAATGAAATGGTATTTTTTACTGCATTAAAGTCAACTTCATCGTTTTTATCAATATTATATGTACATATTAGTTCTTTGGGTTTATCTTCGTTTTGCAATACATAAATTTTTTCAAA